CGAGAAATTCGCTAAGATTCCACAGATACCTATTTCAGGCGGATCAGATGCATACTTTAGAGATCAGTTCGATACAAGAAATGTAGAGTTAATGCCTTATGGTACAGAATTAAAAACAATACAAGAGGTAGTAGACTTTTTACTAGGTTATCAAAGTTTCTTAAAATTAGAAGGATTTAATTTTGAATATTATGACGGTGACGAATCTGTTATATCAGACTGGAAAAACAGTTGTCGCGAATTTATGTTTTGGAGTACACAAAATTGGGCAGAAGGTGCAATTATATCTCTAAGCCCTGTTGCTGATGAAATTAACTTTAGCACAGAATATAGTGTTGTTGATAATATTTTTGATAACTTCTTTGGATACAGTTTGCTAAAATCAGATGGTACTAAACTAACTGATAACTTTACAAGAATTAGTAGAACAGATCCTAACAAGTTACAAGTACAGCCTAGAAATACATCAGACGGTGTATATGCAATTAGACTTCCAATCGTACAAAAGGAACACATTATACTAATAGATAACCTAAGTGTATTTGGTGATGTAATTTATCAACCAAGTACAGGTTATAGACAAGAACGAATTAAAGTATTAGGATACAAAACTTCAGATTGGGATGGTAGTTTAAATATTCCAGGATTTATTTACAACGAAGCAAAAGTTAAACAATGGGCACAATGGACTGATTATGATATTGGCGCACTAATAAAGTATAAAGAATTTTACTATTCATCAAATGCTCAAATTGCAGGTTCTGAAACATTTGATGATAGTCATTGGACTAGACTTTCAAGTAAGCCAGAGTCATCAATGACTACAAACTTTGAATATAAGACAAATCAGTTTACAGATTTTTACAGTTTAGACACAGATAATTTTGATGTTGATCAACAACAACTAGCACAGCATTTAATTGGTTATCAAAAACGTCAATATCTTGAAAATATTATTAATGACGAAGTAAGTCAATACAAGTTCTATCAAGGTATGATCCAAGACAAAGGAACACGTAATAGTTTAGATAAATTATTTGATGTACTAAGCAGTGCAGACAAAGAAAGTTTAGACTTTTACGAAGAATGGGCAATTAAACAAGGTCAATACGGAGCAAGCGAAGGCTTTGATGAACTTGAAATTGAATTAGACGAATTAAAATATAGAGCTGAACCACAGCCAATACATTTATCTAATGATGATACTGCTAATACTGACTTAGTTTATAGAATTAAAGATTTTGAAATCTTTAAAAAGCCTAATAACTATACGACAAATGTACTGCCAACAGTAGATAAAGTACCAAACTTTACTAAAACTCCTGGATTTGTGCATTTAGATGATGTATCGTTATCAGTAGGAAAATATAATGATATACTAGATCAACAGTTTACTTCTATACCAAAAGATTCATATGTATGGGTAAGCACACAAAAGCAATCATGGAATGTATTACAACATAAATCAACACAATGGAAAGCATTGTCTGTTAAAGGAAACGCTACTGCAATTTCAACAGGAACAGACGAAGCTAATCAGTCTACGGTAACACTAAGCAATGCTCCAACAGATATTAAAGCTGGAGATATTATTGGTTTATATGATTTAATAGTTACTGATAAAACTACAGACGACAGTACGTTTCCAATAGCAACACAAACTACTGAGCCAGTTGAAGGATTTTATAAAGTACTTGCTGTTGCATTAAATCAGGTTGTAATTGAAACTAAAGAAGTTATCGAAGATATAATTTCATGTAATGGAATTATAACTAAGTTTATTCCTGTTAGAGTAGCAGACTTTCAAAGTGCAAACGTACTATCACAAAACGGTGTTGATAAAGGAACACGTATTTGGATTGACGAAGATGAAAACGGTGATTGGATAGTATTAGAAAATACACAACCGTTTAATTTATTACAAAAGATTCCAGCAGAAGATACTGGTGTTAATAATAACTTTGGACAATCATTAGCAATTGATGGAAGAAATGTTACTATGGCATTAGCATCTCCAACTGCTGATGGTAACGGAAAAATATTTACATACACTAGAGGTGGACAAAATCAAAACTTCCAATTTACACAACTTATTGAACCAGCAGATAATATATCATCAGGCGGAATGTCATTTGGTGAAGGCGTTGCAATAAGTGCAGACGGCAAATATATAGTAGCAGGTTCTCCTGATGCAGGCCAAGTAAAAAGTAAATTTAAAGGTAATTATAGTACAACAGCAGATTATGAAAATACTGAAGTTGTAAAATATGGTGATAGCTTATGGGAAGCAGTAGTCGACATTGATGGAGCAAAATCTGAACAACCGTTTGGTAGCTTTGGATCAATTATTGAAGTTATTCAAGATAACAATATCACATCCGGCGAAATAGTATTCAACAGTTTGTTAGCAGGTAATTATCCGTTTACAGATGTACCAGACGAAACAACAGGTCATATACTTGTTAGAGCACCTAAAGATGCATACGTTGCTACAGGTCCGGGTGACACAGTATTTATGGATTGGTACTTAACAACAAGTGCTAACCAAGACGCACCAACTACTCCAAGACAACCATTCAATGGTACCTTTGCAACTATTACTGAAGAGTTCTTAGAAAGAGGTCTACCAATAGTTAAAAAAGTTGATGCAGTATTATATATTAATAGTGTTAGTACTATTCCTGGAGATACATTACAAGTTGATACAGTAGGTGCAAGCGGATATGTTTCTTATACATACTCAGAAGGCGGCAGAGCTACAGTTTATGTAACAGGTTCAGTAGGCACTTGGCCAGTATCAGGTTCACTGTTTTTAGAAACAGGCGAGTTTGTTGGCGAATTCCAAAGAGTTGCGCCAGTTGAAGAATCAGTTGATACTAGCAACGACTTAGGTGGCTATTGGTGGTTTGATACAGATGATCAATATACTGTAGCCCCAACTAACAGTGACGAAGGTAGAGCGTTAGCAATATACAATGTTATACCAGCAGGGAAAGCTGATTCAGGTGGCACAGGCGGAAATGTTATTGACAATAAAAATGACGACATATTTGCTGGTGAAACAAGCCAACACTCATACATAAGAACATTATCATATGTAGGTACCCCAGGCGCATACGGACAGCTTGATCCTTTTGAAAGTGATTTATTTGTTATGCGAGCTCCTAAAACACTAACAGATAGTGTTACAGTAGGCGACACTATAGGGGTTGAAGTTTATAGACTACCAGCATATGCAGATGGTTCGTTTGTTGATATATCAACAATTGGATTATCACATTTACAAACTAATAAAGATCATGAACTTGTAGCATTATGGGACGGTTACATTGACTTTGAATTAGAAGAAGGTGATAACTTTAATAGATTTGAACCAAAGGTTGGACAGTTTGTTAGAGATAGAGTTACAGGCGCAACTGCTAAAGTAGAATTTTATCAAAGAAACAGTATCTATGCTACTATTTTTGTAAGCAATGTAGTTGGTACTTGGCAACTTGGTAGTAAGTACGGCGAAGCTTCTGATATTGAAATGCTAGGTAATCCCAATGATCCAGATTTAACTTATCGAGTTACAAGAACATTAGGTGATATTAAAGCAACAGCACTTGGCAATGACACATATAACATTGGCAAACTTTGCGTATTTAGATTAGGCGGAGTTGTTAGCCCAGTTCCAGATACTGTTGAAAGAGGAGACTTTGACTTCCATGCCGCATCAGACATAATAGATGCAGAATATATTATCTATAAAGATACACAAATATTAGGCTTACCAACAAATCCAAATATTCCAGATCAAATTAACTTTGATTGGAAAGAAAGATTTAGTTTGCCTGTGGACGCTAACGGTGTTGCTAACGATTATGATAACTTTGGATTCTTTACAGTATATGCAAGAGAAAGTATATCTACATTTACTCCAGTAGGATCATTTATATTCCCTGAAACAATAAATGGATTAGGAATTGGTAGTAAAATTAAAATGGCAAAACGCAATGACTTGTATAAAACATTCATTGGTTGCCGAGGAAATGGAACTACTGCTAATCCTGGTAAAATATTCTTTGTAAACAAAGGCACTGACGAAGAAGGTATTGAATATAATTGGGAACTTGCAAAAGATAAAAGATTCAAAGGTGAATTTGCACCTGAAAGAAATTACTATGTAAATGACATTGTATTCTTAGACGGTGAGTTTTATACAGCAAAAACAAATGTACAAGGCAATCCAACTACTCCAGACGATCCAGAAGCACAATTTAACATACTAGATTGGAACTTGTCAACTAATGATAATATTAGAAGCGTTGACTTTTTAGGTTATGTACCTAATGACACACAATACGTTCCAGGAAACGACAGTTCATTACAATTATCTACAACAGACTTAATTGAGTTTGGACAAGAGTTTGATGTAACAGACAACGGCGAAGTATTAGCAGTTGTTGCCAAGTATGCTAACGAGCCAAGTAGAGTAATTGTTTATAGAAATCAAAATGACAACTATCAAAAATCACAAGAAATAGTTGATCCTCGATATGGCGATACTGAATACAAAGGTAACTGGGCAATTAACACAGCATATGCAGTTAATGATATAGTGTTATGGGGAGAGTCAGATGTTGATGTTTACAATCCTAGTGTAACTGAAGTACTAAGAGAATACATATGTGTCACAGCACATACAAGTGGAACTGAAATTGGTTCAGATGTTAATAAATGGATTGAGTTTGATAGAACAGAATTTGCAAAAACAGTTAGCATTAGTCAAGACGGAAAATTAATTGCAATAGGTGCACCTAATGGCGATACTACTATTGCTGAGTCTGGTAAAATTTATATTTACAAACAAGTTAATAGTACTTTTGAATTATCACAAACACTTGTAAGTGCAAATCCTATAAGAGGTGAATACTTTGGCGGAGAATTAGACTTCGACGGAAACACATTATTTGCAAGTGCATTTAATTCCGCAAGTGATGACGTTACAAACTTTGATGGATTTAAAAACAGATTATATCCTGGAAGCACAACTCCAGGAAAACAGTATCTACTAGATACTGATAGTGAAATTGTATCTCCAACAACATTCGATAATAAATTTACAACATTCCAAAACAAAATAGCAAGCAATGGTGTTGTGTATGTTTATGAAAAAATTAATGATACATTAGTCTTTGGTCAAACATTAGATTATAATGTTGCAGACGCAAAATTCTTTGGCAGAAATATTACTGCTCAAAACAATCACATTTATATGTCATTACCTAAGTTTAATAATGCTGATGGTAAACAAGGTCTTGTATTAGACTTTAATAAAGATATATCAAACAAAGTTTGGAAAGAACATAGAACTCCATCATTACCTGTTGATGTTTCTAAAATCAAACGTGTTATGTTATACGACAAAGAAAAAAATGTTATTGTAACTAATCTAGATTATATTGCAGTATCACAAGGTAAAATTGCTGGGACTGCTGATGAAGAAATACGTTATAAAACATTCTTTGATCCAGCTACATATAATACTGGTATTAACACAGATATAAGAATAAATGAGTTAACAAACTGGGGCGAAAAACAAGTTGGTCAAGTTTGGTGGGATTTAACAGATGCTAAGTTTTATGATACTACTCAAGGAAGTATAATTTATAAAACAAATAACAATAATAAAATTGCTCCAGGTGGATCTATTGATGTATATGAATGGGTTGAAAGTACAGTAACTCCAGAACAATGGGATAAGATATCTTCACAGCCAGAAGGCGAAAGAAATGGTATAACTGGTACAAGTAAATATGGCAATAATGGATATGTTGAAAAACGCATATATGATAAAATTGCACAAAAATTTGATAAGTTGTATTACTTCTGGGTAAAAGGTAAAACTAATGCACCTAATGTAGAAAATAGATCAATGAGTATACAAACTATTACATCGTTGATTGAAGATCCAAACGGATCGGGTTACAAGTTTGTGTCGTTCTATGACAATGGTGAAATGTCAATTCATAATTGTAAAAATTTAGTAAACAATAAAGATGTTGTTTTGAGTATACAGTATTGGACATTTAGTGAACCAGGTAGTAATATACACAATCAATATCAAATACTAACAGAAGGATTAGGTACAAGTGTGCCTTACGCAGAGATTGAAAATAAATGGATTGATAGTTTAGTTGGATACGATAAACAATCAAGACCAGTTCCTGATACTAATCTTTCTCCGAGAGAACGTTATGGTATTTTAAATAAACCAAGACAAGGTTGGTTTATTAATAGAACTGAAGCATTAAAACAACTTGTTGAAAGAGTTAATAATGTCTTTATAGATAATCTTATTGAAGAAGAAAAGAATTTAGTCAAGTTACAAGATACAGATCCTGCTCCAAGTCAAACACTAGGATTGTTTGATGTTACAGTTGACACTGAAATAGATTTACAATTTATTGGTGTTGCACGAGCGACAACTGCTCAAATTACACCAGTTGTTGAAAACGGAAAAATTGTTAGATTAGAAATTAATAATCCTGGACGTGGATATAGAGTTGCGCCGTCTTATACTATAGAAGGTTCAGGTAGCGGTGCAGAATTTGAATTTACATTAGATAATTTAGGTAAAATTACAACTGCAACTGTAATAGAACAAGGCAACAACTACGGATCAAATACATTTATAACAGTACGTCCGTTTGCGGCACTAGTAACGGCTGATAGTGCAATCAATGGTAAGTGGGCATTATTCAACAGAAATGCTACTACATCTAATTGGATTCGAATTAACAGTCAAGCATATGATGTAACAAAGTTTTGGAATTATGTAGATTGGTATGCAACTGGTTATAATGCTTTTACAGAAATTGATTATGTAATTACGCAGAGCTATGAATTAGAAAGTCTAGACGACAAATTTGGAGACGTTGTAAAAATTCTAAATATTGGCGGAGCTGGTTGGTTACTGCTAGAAAAAATTAATGATCTTGACACTACTGACTATACTGTAAACTATAAAACTATTGGTAAGCAAAACGGCACAATTCAACTGTCGCAAAACTTGTACAACTTACAAAATAGTAGAGTAGGGTTTGATACTCAAACATTTGATACACAGTTCTTTGACAGTCAGCCAGTTGAAGAAATAAGAATTATAATGCAAGCATTAAAGCAAGATATTTTAACAGACGATCTTCAAGATGAATATAATAAGTTATTTTTTGCAGGACTGCGCTATGTGTTTGCAGAACAAGGTTATGTTGACTGGGCATTTAAAACAAGTTTTGTTAAAGCAAAACATAATGTTGGTAACTTAACACAACGAGTTACATTTAAAAATGATAGTCTTGAAAGTTACGAAGATTATATACAAGAAGTTAAACCATACACAACAACAATTAGAGAGTACCTATCAACATATGATAATGTAGAACGTAGTTCAAGTGTTATTACTGATTTTGATAGCCCTCCAAGTTACGACAATACGTCAACTACAATTGAAACTAATAACATACGTTTAATTAACGGACTGCTTACAGGTGATAGCGGCGATCGCTTTGCTAATTATCCAGAAAGATATTGGTTAGAAAATGCTTCGTATGAAATTATAGATATTGAAATTAGTGATGCTGGAGAAGGATATGTGTCAGCACCAAAAATTGAAATTGAAGGAAATGCTAAAGCAGAAGCAAGCCTAGGACCAGGTGGCAAAATTAGTAGTGTTAAAGTACTAAACTCTGGAAGCAATTATTTAACAAGTCCTACAATTACAATTAACGGCGCAAAAAATGATAATGGCAGAGATGCAAGGTTGAGTGCTGTGTTAGGTAAGAGTAAAGTAAGAACAATGCACACTAAAATTAAATTTGATAGAGTGTCAGGCACGTTCTTTATTACACAGTTAAATGAATTAGAAACATTTAGTGCTACAGGATCTAAAACTGAATTTACTTTAAAATGGCCAATGGACATGAGAACTAACACTGTTGAAGTTACTGTAGATGGCGAACTAGTATTAAACAGTGAATATAGTTATCAAAACGTATATGATGCAGATACTAAACTAAATTACGGAAAAATTAGTTTTGTTAATCCACCAGCCAACACACTTACAGTTCAAGTTACTTACAAAAAAGCAATTGATTTATTAGATGCACAAGATAGAGTTAACTTGTTCTATAATCCAACAAGTGGTCAAATTGGAAACGATATCAGTCAATTAATGACAGGAGTTGATTATGGTGGTGTAGAAGTCAAGAGCTTTGAGTTTGGATCACCTCCAGGTTGGGACACTGGCGATTGGTATAACGGTGCTTGGGATATATATGATGATTTGTTTGAGGAAGAACTATTCCAAACAGATGGATCAACATTAGTGTTTACTCTTTCTAAACCATTAGAGAATGGTGTAAAATATAATGTTTATATCAATGGTATAAGAGTTGATGATGAAGAGTATGACGGTACATCAAGTGTTAATAATAAAAATGCATTTATGGAAACGTTAGTAGGTGACGGAATTGTTGATACACTTACAATTGAAAACGAAAACGGTTATAGAAACTTCTTAGAAACTCAAACAGATGGACAAGATAATCCGCCAGCACAAATAATAAAAATTATTAAATCTACTTCAGATGGTGCAAGACTAATTGATTCAGAAAGTTATGATACTGATATTAGTGGTGGCGATCTTGCATACACAACTGCAAAAGGTATTAAAGCAGAAGAAATTAATATTGATGGTGACGGCTTTGTTACAGAAACTACAAGTTCAGGACCTGAAGAAACAATTCCAGGGCAAGTATTAGATACACTAGACATTACTGTATTTGAACGTCCAGTAGGCGGAAGTAGTTTAATACAAACTACATCATATACAGGCGATGGAGTAACAACTACGTTTAACCTTAGACAACGTCCGTATAGTTTTGAAAGTGTAATACTTAAAGTTAATGGTGCTGTACCTGCTACTAACACTTATAAAATAGATTATAAAAATAGTGAAATTATATTTTATGTAGCACCAGCAGTAGATGATAAACTTGATATTATTAGTATGGGTGTTAGTGGTAATAATATTCTTGATTATGATGAGTTTACTACAGACGGTAGCACACAAGAATTTTTAACAAACGTTGATTACTCAGACAATGTACATGCTTATGTAACAGTTAATGGAGAAGAATTACCATTCCAATTATTAGAATCAGACGAAAGTTATGCAATAGCAAACAGATGTGTTATTAGATTTGTACAAGCACCAATTGCAGATAAGTTAATACAGTTTGCTATATTTGATAATTCAATTGAATCCTTTAGTAAAGTGTCATTAGAAGAAATTACAGCAGATGGTAGTAGCATTGCATACCAATTAAACAAAGTTCCTTTACAACAAGATCCTATTGCTTATCATACTATTATAATGATAGATAATAAAGTATTAAATGCAGGGTATAGTGAACAGTTTATAGTTGAAGAAAGTCAACAAGAATTTAAATTAAAAGTTTGGCAAGTTCCAATTGCATCAGTTTCAGGTAATGAAATTGAAGTATTCTTAAATGGAAGAAAGTTACAATTCTTACAAGAATGGACATATGAAGGTGCTGGTTCATTTAATCCAGCAGTTAATGCAGATGCACAACCTGGTAGTACAGTTATACTAAACAGAGGTGTTGCAGTTGCAGGAGATGAACTAAAAGTACACATTATAACAAGTGGTGAATATCAATTTGGATATTATGACTCTAGTGATGAATGGGTAGACACAGCAGGCGGCGATAGTACTCCAGCAGTTGTATACTTTGATGAAGCTCCAGCAGAAAATTCAACTATCAGAGTTTACCAGTTTACTAACCATGATAGTCAAGGAATTGACAGACAAAATTATGATATTGTTCAGCGTACTGCAATGACAGTAGGCTCTGAAGGATATAACGAATATAGATTGCTTACTAACGGATTGTTTAATCTTAGATCAGAAGCAGTTAGTACAGATTATGTTTGGATAAGTTTAAATGGTAGATGGTTAGTTCCAACAGCAGATTACGTTTTACTTGAAAACAAAAAAACAATAAAACTAATTACTACAGTTTACAAAGACGATGTAGTTGATGTAATACATTTTTCTAACCCACCTGTAAGTATAAAGTATGGATGGAGACAGTTTAAAGATATATTAAACAAAAATGTTTATAAGAGACTTGATAAAGACGGGTTCTATCAACTTGCAGAAGATTTAAATTGGTATGATAGAACTATTACAGTTATTGACAAAGATAACGGTAATTTACCTACACCAACAAAATCAAAACCTGGTATTGTGTTTATTGGAAAAGAGCGTATTGAATACTTGCGTAAAGAAGGTAATGTATTAAAACAGTTACGTCGAGGCACAGCAGGTACAAGTATTGCTCAAATACATTCAAGCGGTACAGAGCTAGTTAACCAAAGTTTAGAAACAAGCATGCCATACAAAGATACAGAAGAAGTTGTTATTAACTTCTCAGGCAACTATGTTGATATGTCAACCAAGTATGATAACGATGGCGGCATAACAGTTGATGGTATTGCATATAACTTTAACAATAATACAGTATTTCCATTAGGTGGACAGTTAGCAACAGTTAACGGCACAGGATTTAGACCTACTGTACAAGCACGTATGCAAAACACAGCAGGCGAAGTAATAGACTTAGCAACTACATATGTAAACGAAACGCAATTTACATTTACAACAGTTGGCATGCCAGTTGGTGCATATGACTTAGTAGTTTATAATGATGTAGAAACTGTACCGTTACTAAGACCTGCAACAAGTTATGTTGCACCTAAAGCACTTAGGTATGTACAAGTACTATTACCGTTTGCACCAACACCAAATCCAATTAGTGCAACAGTATGGAACGAAACTAATCAAACAGGTTGGTATAAAGCACCATATGCTAGTGGTGGAATACCAGATGAATACTGGGAAGCACAAGATATTGAAATATTTGCTAATGGATTACGTCTAAGAAAGAATCCTTTGAAAACATATGATGTTACTAAAGGACAATTTAGCCCAGCAGGCGATGTTTGGTTAGAAGCACAATATGCTGTAAACAAAAATGTTGGAGCGTATGTACGCCTAACTGAGCCGCCAGAGCCTAATACTAAGCTAACTATAGTAAGACGCCTTGGTAAAATATGGAACGAAGTAATAGATTCAACTACAGGGGCAACAAAACCGCTAGGATCATCAGAAACTGAGGTAGCAACGTTCTTGCGTGGAAAGAGTATTGATCTACCGCGATAAATACATTGACAGGAAATAAAAATGACTGATACATTTAAAGACATACAAGGAACATTCTTAGAAGGGCACATTAAAATTAGTGACCCAACTACTGGTGAAATCCTTATTAACAAGCGAAATGCTATACATTATGAAAATATGAGTATAGCACTTGCAGAAAGTTTGAGTAACGCAGGTAACGGCTGGGTACACGAAATGAACTTCGGAAACGGAGGAACTAGTGTTGATCCTACTGGCATTATTACATATCTAACACCAAACTCAACAGGTACAAATGCAAGTTTGTACAACAAAACATTTACAAAAGTTGTTGATGATAGAAGTGTTAATAATATAGACCCTGCAAGAAATAAGATTGAAACAAGACATATCAGTGGTACAAACTATACCGATATCTTAGTAACCTGTCTACTAGATTACGGTGAGCCAAACGGTCAAGAAGCGTTTGACACGTCAACTGGTACAGATAGTCTTTATGTATTTGATGAACTAGGTCTTAGATCATACAGCCCCGATGGAGAAGGAAGATTGCTAACACATGTTATTTTCCACCCAATTCAAAAGTCGTTAAACAGATTAATTCAAATAGATTATACTGTAAGGGTACAAAGTTTAACAGGGTTTAACGAGGGGTAATAAATGTCATATACGATTACTTACACAGACCAAGCAAACAACGGAACAATTACTGTTGAAGATGGTACAATTAACCGTACTACATCGCTAGGACTGCCAGGACGTAACACTACAGCATACGGTGCAACTATTGCAGAAAACTTTTTACATTTATTAGAAAACTTTTCATCAACAACAGCACCAGATAATCCTTCAGAAGGACAAACATGGTATGATAATACAAATGGTTCTGAAAGTTTAAAAGTATATAACGGTACTAACTGGGTTCCAGCAAGTGGAATTACAAAATCAATTTCAACACCAGCACTAGCACAAACAGGTGACCTATGGGTTGACACAGATAACCAGCAACTATACTTGTTTACAGGTGGTGGTTGGATCTTAGTAGGACCTAGCTTTTCAGAAGGCTTGTCCACAGGTGCAAGAGCAGATCAAATTATTGGACAAGACAATAAACTATACACAGTTCTAAGAATAGAAGTAGCAGGTTCAACAGTTGGTATTGTAAATGGTTCCGATAGTAGTTTTATTCCAAAAACAACTATTGCAGGCTTTGCTCAAATTAATCCTGGATTTAACTTAATTAATAGAGATACAGACTCCGATGGTCTAAGTAACTTTAAATTCTTTGGTACTGCTGAAAAAGCAGAAAGTTTAATTGTTAATAATGAAGTTATTGCGGCTGCCGATTTCCTTAGAGGCGACACTACAAGTACTACACTATTTCCGTTAAATGTTCAAAATAACCAAGGTATCAACTACGGTATTAACGGCGAGCTAACAGTAGGAGTTGAAGGCAATGCAGGTATTCTTCAACATAACGTTGGCGGTTCAAATATTGACTTGCGTGTACGTAATGAAAATACTACAAGAACTGTTATACGTGTTGACTCAAACTTACGTGTTGGTATTAACACAGAAGCACCAGATGAAGCATTAGATGTTGTAGGTAATATACAGTCGAGTGGTAAAGTTATTGTTAACGATACTACAACTAGTTCTACTATTAACAACGGTGCATTACAAGTACGTGGTGGCGCAGGTATTAGACAAACATTAAATGTTGGCGGAGCAACTAAATTACTAGACTTGCTAACAACAACTAATGTTGTACCAGACGATAATAACATTAGAGATATTGGTTCTGCTACAGTTAAATATAAAAATGTGTATGCTACAACATTTACTGGTAACGTAGTAGGTAATGTTAGTGGTACAATTACAGGACGTAGTACAGAGTCAGATAAACTTACAGATAAGACTACGTTTATTATGGAAGGCGATGTTGCTACTATTGTTCCTGTAGAATTTGATGGCTCATTCCAAGATCCAAGTTTTAATAACGGTGAAGATGCAAATGGCGATCCGTTACCAGCAGGTGAACAACCACTACAGAAAAAATTCCGTACAGAAATTTCAAACTCGTTTATTGGTAGCAAAACTGCAATAACTGAAGTATTAGGCAGTGATGAATTACTAGTTAACCAAGTGTCAGGAGCGGCACCAGGGTTGAAACGAGTAACTAAACAAAACTTATTAAAAACAATTCCAATTAATCCGCCAGGCGTAATGATGCCATATGGTGGAGATAGTGCGCCAGCAGGTTGGCTACTATGTAATGGTCAAGAAGTAGAACGTGAAGACTATCAATTATTATTTGATGCAATTAAATTTAAATTTGGTGCTGAGTCTCAAGTAACAGCAGGATACTTTAAAGTCCCTGACATGAGAGGGCGTATACCACTTGGTGCTGATAACATTGGCGGAACAAGTGCAAACATTGTTACAGCAGGCGCCGCAGATATTATTGGTGCGTTATCGGGTACAGAAACAAAAATTATTGATATTACTAATGTACCAGAACACTTACACAGTTTAAAAGATGCTGATAACAACCAATTTTATGCAGTACAAGATAGAATTGATCCAACTACTGATACTAATGCTACAATAGTAGATGCTCCAACTGCAACTGGACAAGGGCAACAGTTACAAAACAGTGGTGGTATTATTAGTCAAAACGATGTAGGGCAACCTTTAGATATTATGCCTCCTACAGTAACTATGAACTATATCATCTATACCGGAAGAGAATAATTAAATGAGCTATAAACTAAACAAAACAAACGGTGAATTACTTGTAGATCTTGTAGATGGTCAAATTGACAATACATCTACAGACATTACTTTAGTAGGACGCAACTATAAAGGGTTTGGTGAGTTTTTAAACGAAAACTTTATTAAACTAATGGAAAACTTCGCAAAAACAAGTGCTCCAGGCGCACCGCTTGTAGGTCAACTTTGGTATGATACAGCTGAACAAAGATTAAAGGTATACACAGGTACTACTTTTAGAAGTGCTAGTGGTGCTGTTATTTCACAGACACAACCTAATCTTGTAACAGGCGACCTATGGGTTGATAGTTTAGAAAACAAATTATATTTCTTTGACGGTGAAGATATTGTACTAGTTGGTCCAAACTATAGTGCGGCACAAGGTAAAACAGGGTTTGAAGCGTTTACTATTGTTGACGAAAATGGACAAGACCAAACTGTATTATCAATGTATGTAAATGGTACTTTATCAGGACTTATTTCAAGAACACAGTTTAGACCAAAAATAAACATTACAGGGTTTCCAGTAGATCCAGATGATAACAGAAATCCAAAAAGACAGTTAATTAAAGAAGGTATCAATCCAGTAAGTGCAAACTTTTTCTTTAGAGGAACATCAGAAAGTACAAGTTCACTTATTGATGTTAACACACTAGAACAGTTTACATCAGATAACTTTATGAAAACTGACCGCGATACGTCAACTAGTGGTAGTTTAAAAATTAAAAATGCAAGTGGATTATCAATTGGTGTTTCAGATACAGAGTATGCAGTTTTAAAAGTTGCAACAGGATTAATAACAGTATTAGAAACACAGCGTTCAGATAGAGACTTTGCTATAAGAACAAAACGTGGTAACACTATAGACAATGCATTTTATGTTGATGCATCAGAAAAACGTGTAGGTATATTTAATGATACACCATCAGTTGAACTTGATGTTACTGGCAGTGGTAGATATTCAGGCAACTTAGAGGTTGAAGGCAACTTACAAGTTAACGGCGAAACTACTTACTTGAATGTTTCAACTCTTAGAGTTGAAGATAAAAATATAGAACTTGGGCTATTAAACGACAGTACACAAGGTACTGATGCACAAGTAGATGGAGCAGGTATTATTATTGCTTCATCAGAAGGAAGTAAAGACTTTACTTGGGAAGTTGAAACAGGCAACTGGACATCAAACCAAAGTTTAGACATTACTGAAGGTAACAGTTTTAAAATTAACAATGTCAATAAACTAAGTGCAAACAGATTAGACGACAGTGTTATATATGCTGAAGGTCTTGTTAGAGTAGGTACGTTGCAAACATTAACAGTTGATAGCATTACTATTAATGATAGCACTATTAATTCAACAGCACCATTAGCAATTGGAAGTACGGGAAATATTACAGTTAACAATCAAAAAATTGTTGGTGTAGCATCTCCAGTAGGTGCAGATCCGGCAGATACAGTTGCTACTAAAGGATATGTAGATACACAATTAGACTTAGAGCCAGTAGTAACAACTATTGACTGTACAGGCTTTTCAAATCCGTCCGCAGATTTTACAGTTGACGGTGGGCCATATACAGATGTTATAGGGGTTCTAAACTTTTTATATCCTGCTTCAGAGAAAGAAACAGGAGCAGTAGCAAGACTTTATGCAGTATCATACTCAGGAACAGAAGTAACTGGTATTGATGTTGGCGCAGGCGCAAGTAAATCATACATATCAGTATATGTAGATCCAGATGATAGCACAACGCCACAGCTAGAGTCGGTGCTACAGGATATTAACTTTGCACCAATTACTGGTGATGCAAGCCTAGTGCCAAATCGGGCAACTATGGAATTTGTAGTGAATGGGAACAGCTGGGTTTGGGTGCGTACGACACCAATTACCTAAAAGCAGATAAATACAATTAGTCGTAACAGGGGTTCATTAAATGGCATATACAATTGATACATATAGTAATAGTACATCTTGGAAAATTGAAGATGGGACTATTGATCAAACCACCGATTTAAAGCTAGTTGGTAAAAACTATGCTGGATACGGTGAGATACAAAACGAAAACTTTGTTTTCTTACTAGAAAACTTTGCAGGGCAGGCAGAGCCGCCACGTAAAATACAAGGTCAAATATGGTTTGACACTGGTAATAGTAAATTAAAGTTTTATGACGGAATTAAATGGCGCACAACAGGTGGCGCAGAAGTTAGCACAACAGTTCCAACAGGTCTTAAAGAAGGTGACTTTTGGTGGGATCAAAATAACGAGCAACTTTATACATACAATGGCGGAGACTTTGTACTTATCGGACCCCAAAGTGCAGGATCAGGCCAGACACAAATTGTAAGTCGCTCATTACGTGATACAGGTGGTACGACAAGAGGCGTTATCACAGCAGTTGTAAATGATGAAACAGTATTTGTTACTAGTTCACAAGACTTTACAATTGATACGGCTGATGTTGATAGTAACATTCCAGGATTTGATAGAATACGTCAAGGTATTACACTAAAGAACACTTTAAATAGTTCCGGCGGTGTTACATCAGGCGATTGGAGAATTGTTGGTACAGCAACAAATGCTGAGAAATTAGGCGGAGCGGCAGCCAGTGAGTATGTAAAAAATCAAACAGCAAACTTTGCAGGACTTGCACGTTTTAGTGACACAGGTTTACAAGTTGGCGATGACGGTGACTTGAAACTTAAAGTTGAATTAGACAACAAAGCAGTTATTGCAAACGAAAACGGATTACAAATTGAATTCCGTGCTAAAAATTCATTAGGTACTATACTAAACCCAATGAGAATATTTGCAGATGCAGTTATTCCAGGGTTCCAAGTTGGTACAGAATCAGCACCAGGTGGGCCAGTAGTTGGTACATCAACATTAGGTTCTGTAGATTATCCGTGGCCAAACGTATTTGCAAACAATGTAACTGGTTTAGCAAGTATAGCTTCATCGTTAAACGTAGGTGCATACGATCCAGTTAATCCATTAGCAAATGCAAAATATCCATCAACAGCAGACGCGGCAAATACTATTGCAGTTAGAGATGCCGCAGGCGATATTTACGCAAATAAATTTCAAGGTGTTGCAACTGAAGCTCAATATGCTGACTTAGCAGAAAAATATACTACTGATAAAGAATATCCAGTAGGTACAGCAATGTGTGTAGGCGGAGATGCTGAAACAACAGCGGCTAAGACAAGTAGTATTAGTATTGGTGTTATATCAGAAGCTCCTGCGTACTTAATGAACAAAGATTTAGAAGGGCAAGCAATTGGTCTTAAAGGTCGTGTTCCAGTAAGAGTAAAAGGCCCAGTGAAAAAAGGTCAACCAGTGTATGCATGGGAAGATGGTGTTTGTTCTACAGTAGCAACTACATCAATCGTAGGTGTTGCACTAGTTACTAATGACGCTGAAGAAGAGAAATTAGTTGAGTGCGTTTTAAAGGTATAAATAAAACTAGCACTTTATAGGAAGTAGAATATATGTCTGTAAATAATCAAACGTCCATAACCGCCGCGAATTATAATTCGTTACAATCAAGAGTTGCTAACTTACTTGGCAGTGGTTTTGGCGGTTCAGGTTACGGACAAGCACTTGTTAGTGCTCCTGTTGCTGTTGGAGAAATAGTAACTGCGGAGCATATGAATCTTCTAAGAGAAGATATTAACAGAGCGCATGTACATCAAACTGGTAGTTTGTCATCGTTATTAGCAATTGATCAAGAGTCAAAAATTGGTGCTAATGCAGTAGACGGTGATGCTGAAAAAGGGTTTAACTCATATAGTGCAGTCATAACAATACTTGAAGGTAATGCTAATGTAGTTGACGGAACGCAAGTTACGTTAGAAACAGCTACAACTAGTACACGATTTGCAGGATGGGCTGGGCAACTAGTTCATATGTTTACTGTAAACTTTGCTGACGCTGACGAAAGACGTGCATTTTTTAATGCAGGTGGAGAAATACATATGTCAGCTGAAATAGTAGGCGACAATACCCCAAAAGGTCAAGATTGGAATAGTATCTTAACTAACATGGGAACAGTAAAATTTGCTAAAGAAACAACTACAAAAACAGGCGCGGCCGGCACAGTACAAGCAATTGGTAACTTTGATCTTTCATCAAGTTTCCAAGAAATATTCCAAAGACGTGGACAAGCTGATTACTATGCAGAAAATAGATATTTTATCTATTGTAAGGAAACGTCTTTAGATTCTATACAATTTAGAATTGAATTCTTAGACAACGACCAAGGTGATCCTAATGACGATGAAGTTGTTAGAGGCACATTAACAAGTGTTGTCAAACAACTCAGACCAACAGGAAGTTATGTAACTGTAAACTCACCAAGTTATTCTACGCAATCAAGCCTTGACGAAGGAGATTAATTTATGGCAACAGTTGGCGGTTTTATATCCGGTAGTGACTATAACACGTTAGTTAATGGCACAACCAATGTGCTTGGATTAGGTTCCGGCGCAGATGGTTATGGTCAAATAGTTCCTAGTAAAGAAACATATTCATCAAGAGGCACTGCCAATTTAATTGATAATGCTGAATGGAATCTACTAAGAACTGATATTAACAAATGTTACCAACATCAATCCAATGGTGATATAATTGGTAATGAAGTAACCGACGGTTACATTATCGGCGCAGATGCTTCAGGACCTAGTGTTACTAGAATTTCAGGCGATACATTTTCAATTAATACACCAAACAACGGTACTGGCATTAATGATTGGGTGTCGGGTTTAACAACTATACAAAACGGCAAAAATAACATAAATTCTTCGCACTATACAGTTACAGGTACTAGAGCGTTAGTTAACTCACAGAGAACTTTAGGTTGGGGTACTGCTTCGAATCCTTCAGTATATTGTGATCTTGCTGTTTCATTTCAAGGCGGATACGAATGTACTAATAGTGCAGGGACTCGTGTAACTGCTAGTGGCGCAGATCATGCTAGACATTTTTTTAATGCCGGCGGCGAAATACATTTATCACAATTTTTAACAGGTTCTACAGCTAAAGATACTGACTGGGGTACAATGTTAGGTAACGCTGGTATAACCAAATTTAAAAGAAACAATACTACAGGAACAGGTACGGCCGCATATCGAGACGGAGCAACTGATCTTGATGGTGGCGGTGTAGATAGTGCATTAGGATTTTACCAATTAACTACTGGGTTCTCATTAATCATGCGTAAGAATGGTAGTCAAGCAGAATATGCAGAAAACTACATAGAAGTTTATGCAAAACGTAATGTAAATTATGATGAACTACAATTTAGATTCTTCTTTAATGATGTTGACTCAGGCGATCAAACTGGTACAGGACCAGGAGTAGACGAAATGGTATTTGCAGGTGGCGGGTCAATGGGTGCAGGTATTGACTTATTACGCCCATCGGGCTCATATGTAAGCGTAATAGAACCAGATAGTAGCGTTGTAACCGAACTAGGAATCACATAACACTTGACAAACTGTTAATTCGAGTATATACTATAACAATATACTTGGAGATGTCGTATGGATGAAAGACTAGAAAAAGCACTTGAGTTCTCAAACTACATGGTTACGTTGAATAATCAACGTAGAATTGTAAGAGAACAATTTTTAGAAAACTGTGTTCACTATTTAAATGGTGGAAAGTTTTCAGTTAACAGAGATTTAATTACATTTTGTCAAACACTAGTAACTAGAGATCAATCTAGTGCAGTGCTTATTGACGACAATGATACCCCAATTGAAGTAGAAGATATTAATAAATTCTTAGATGACATCCTTGATATTTACTTTACTACAACATACGAGTACTACGATAAGTTTAACGAAATCAAAAAGAATCGAACAGTAGAAGGGTTAGTTAATTTATGAGCAAAGGCGTATTGCTTTTCGCACAAAATAATAATACTGTCGACTATGTTAAACAAGCAATATATTGTGCAAGAAAAATAAAGAAGCATTTAGGTATTGGCGTAGCTATTGCTACAGATAATGCTGACTATTTAAAAAGCCAATATCCTTATTATGAAAAGTATGTAGATCATATTATCACTCTTGAATGGGCAGAGTGTAATCAAAAGAGAACATTCCGCGACGGCACAATGAGCAAACGTGATCTTGAATGGCGTAACTTTGATAGAAGCCTAAGTTATGATATAACTCCGTTCGATGAAACAATAGTAATGGATACTGATTTTATCATAGGCAATAATTTACTCAATCACGCATTTAACAGTAACGAAGATTTTTTAATATGGCGTTACATAACTGATGTTAACATGGACAGACCAGACGAACATAGGTTTAATAAAATTAGCGATAGAAGTGTTGACATGTTTTGGGCTACAGTCTTTTACTTTAAAAAGACAAAACCAATGGAAGACTTTTTTGAACTAATAAAACACATTAAAGAAAACTGGCACTTCTACAGATTAACATATCAAATTCCAAGTAAAATTTATAGGAATGATTTTGCATTTAGTATTGCTATACACATATTTAATGCACACCAAAGAACAGTATGGCCTAAGCCCTTACCAGGTAGATTATGGTTTACTAGTGACGCAGATATTTTAATGAAGATGGATGATGAAGAATATACTTTCTTATTAGACAAACGACATTGGAAGGGTCATTATCATGTAGGTGCAATTAAAGATTGCAATATTCATATTATGAACAAGTTTAGTTTAGACAGGGCAATTAGCGAGGCACTATCAGATGAATAGAGGATTTTGCTTACTAGCACAAAACAATGAAAAAACTGATTATGTAAGACAAGCATATGCACTTGCTAAAAGTTTACATAGATATAACACAGATCAAAAAATTAGTTTAATAACTAATGATGATATTCCTAACGAGTGGAAAGAAGTATTTGATCAAATAATACCTATACCTTGGTCAGACGATGCAGATGAGTCTAAGTGGAAAATAGAAAATAGATGGAAAGTATATCACGCTAGTCCATATGATGAAACTATTGTATTAGAAGCAGACATGCTAATACTAACTGATATCACACACTGGTGGGAAGAACTTGCAAAGCGTGAATTATTTTTTGTTAGTAATGTTAGAACATACAGAGATGAAGTTGTAACTAATAGATTTTATAGAAAAACATTTGATGCTAATGAACTACCAAACTTATATAGTGCATTGCATTACTTTAAAAAAGGTGATGTAGCAAAAGAGTTTTATAATCTATTAGAAATTATTGTTAACAACTGGCAGTTATTTTACGGCAAGTATGCAAAAGAAGAATATCAAAAATGGTGTAGTATTGACTTATGCGCGGCAATAGCAAGTAAAATACTAGATAACGAAAAAGAAATTACAGATCCAAATAGCTATGTTACTTTTACACATATGAAGCCAAGGGTACAAGGTTGGTACAACATTCCTACTAAATGGACAAGAGCAATAGGAAAGTATTATAGAGATGACGGAACATTGTTATTAGGAAATCATTTACAAACAAGAGTATTACATTATGTTGAAGATGAATTCCTCACAGACGAATTGCTGGAGAACTTATAATGGAGCAAACGTTTTATTTAAACTTTGAAGAAGATACTGGTCATATATGGAAAGCTACGAACGAATGTGACGACTCAACTCCGTATATAGAAGTTGATGCAGAAACTTGCTCTCAGTTTACAACTGGTGCAAAAGACATGAACGATTATATTATCATTCCTTCGTTAACTGACAAAAAGTTTGAAATTAAATTTAAACACAGAGACCTAACAGAATTTGATGTAGATAAAAGCATACATAGAATAGAGATAAGCAATACAGATGATCATAAAAATGCATTTATGATTATACAAGAAAATGGATATTGGACAATTAAACTTTCTAAGCATATGCAGGAAACACTTACGTCTACAGCATATTATAAGGATAAAACCCAATTAATATATGTAACAAAGAAAAATGACCCCAATATTTTACTAGACACAATGACAATAAAGTTGTATAATGTATTGTATAATGATGAATATAGACTAGAGAATCAAGATGTTAATGTAGCCAAAAGTAATGATGTTAGTTTATTTTGTGGTAAAGTATTTGAAGAATATAAACATGTGGTGAGAGTATGAGTATAAAAGTTGTAGACCAAGATATTATATTTCTGTCGTATGATGAGCCTAATGCAGAAAAGAACTATGCAGACTTGTGTAGTAAAATTCCGTGGGCAAAACGTGTACATGGAGTAGAAGGCTCAGATGCCGCACACAAAGCGTGTGCTGACCTAAGTGAAACAGAATATTTTGTTACTGTAGATGCAGACAATATTGTTGATCCAGAATTTTTAAATCAAGTAGTTGATTATGAAGCATTAGGACTATCAGCAGAACATGTGTTTAGTTGGTGTGGCAAGTTACATGTTAACGGACTAATGTACGGCAACGGCGGATTAAAAATGTGGACACGTAAGTTTGTACATAGTATGAAAACACACGAACACTCAGAAGAGGGTGATGAACGTGGTAAAGTAGAATTTTGTTTTGATGACAAGTATTATCAGTTTAATGATAACTTCAGCACTTCTTATACTAATGCAACACCGTGGCAGGCATGGAGAGCAGGCTTTCGAGAAGGTGTCAAGATGTCTTTGGATCAAGGTGCTAAAGTAGATGACCTTCGTAAGGTGTGGTGGCAGAATTATCAACGTTTGCTTATTTGGAGTCAAGTAGGTGCAGATGTTAGACATGGTATATGGAGTATACTAGGTGCAAGGCAAGGCTGTTATCTAACAAATTGTACACCTTGGGATTATGCTAATGTACGTGACTTTGAATGGCTAAACAACTTTTGGGAAACAGAAGTAAAAGATGTAGATCCACTTGAAACATCTATTCATTTAGGAACTGAGATACTAAAAGGCACAGGTGCCGATATATCTACTACACCTCTTGATGAACAACAAAGTAAGTTTTTTAAAAGTGTATATCAAAACACTCCAAGGATAATTAGGACTAAATGAGTAACGAACAGCGTATAAAAATACTAGAAGAAAAGCGTGAAAAGATAAACAACGTAAGTTGTTCATTCTGTACGGCTAAGTGGTTACAAACTACGCTACTATTACAAAACGGTTACAATCACAGTTGCCATCATCCTGCTCCACATAAGATTCCGTTGCATGAAATTAAAGCTGATCCAGCCGCATTACATAATAGTAGACACAAAAAGAAAATGCGTAAAATGATGCTAGAAGGCAACCGCCCAAGTGAATGTGGGTATTGCTGGAAAATTGAAGATTTAGATAAAGACTATTTTAGTGACAGGCATTATAAAACAAGTGATACTTGGGCTTGGGATAAATTTGAAGACATTGCTAAAAGTAATTGGCAAGACAATGTGTATCCAAGTTACTTAGAAGTTTCATTTAGTAATGCGTGTAATTTTGCTTGTGCATATTGTTCACCTGAGATTAGTAGTAAATGGATGGAGGATATAAAACAAAACGGAGAGTATCCAACTACACACGGTTCACATAATTTAGACTATTTAGAAAAGTCTGGTAAAATGCCTTACAAGAATAGAGAACATAATCCATATGTTGAAGCGTTTTGGAAATGGTTTCCTGATGCACTACCTCATTTAAAAGTATTGCGTATTACAGGTGGCGAACCTACTATGTCAAAAGATACTTGGAAGTTATTAGATTATCTTACTGAAAACCCACGCAAAGGTTTAGACATATCAATTAACACCAATGGGTGTGTTGAAGATAAACTAATTGACAAACTAATTTTAAAAGTTAATCAACTTGCTGAAGTAGGTGTAAAGGTTGATGTATACACTAGTTTAGAAAGCACAGGCGCACAGGCTGAATATGCTCGTGACGGACTTGACTATATAAAATGGTTAGACAACGTAGATAAAATATTAAAAGAAACAAAGTCGTCAGTTGCAATTATGACAACAGTTAATATTCTTAGCTTGCCAACATTCATTGACTTTATAATGACTGTTATAGATTTTAGAAAAACATACAACACTAGTTTTGAAGTAAACAGAATACCACTAAGTGTTAACATAATGCATTGGCCACCACATTTACAATGCACACTATTAGATAAAGAAGAAAGAATACCATATGCAGAAACTATTGAAAAGTTTTGCGAAACATGGTTAAAATATTATAGAAAAGACAAATTTGCTAGAATATATCTTGAGGAGTTTGATCAAATACAAAGGTTATGTGATTATTTGCGTACAACAGAATCAGCAACTGAACACAGAGCTGACTTTGTAAGATACATACATGCATACGATAAGAGAAGAAATAAAAACTTTGTGGAAACGTTCCCACAATACATAACACATTTAGAGGAATGGAATGGCTAAAAAACCTGATGAATCTCTACAACAGTATAGAGATAGAGTACTAGATAGCAAAAGCAAAAGTTTTTGCGGAGCCAAATGGTATAACGCTACTACATGGTTAGGTAGTGGAACAACAGCTAGTTGTCATCATCCACCTGCGCATCAAATTCCATTAATTGAAATACAAGACAATCCGTCTGCAATTCATAATACTAAGCATAAAAAAGAAATGCGCCGTATGATGCAAAAAGGCGAGCGTCCACGCGAGTGTGAATATTGCTGGAAGATGGAAGACATGAAAAAGGATGCTGTTAGCGACAGAACTTTTAAAAGTATTATCTACTCTGACGAAGAATTACAACAAGCATATGAAGCAGATGCAAACGAAAATACTAATCTTAAAACTTTTGAGATTGCATTTGATAGAACTTGTAACTTAGCATGTAGTTATTGTAATGCAAGTTTCTCAACTACATGGGCAAAAGACATCAAGAAGAATGGCCCGTACGAAAATTTAGTTAGTGATGGCGCAGGCGCCTTTCATCAAGACGGTAGTTGGGCGGCTCCATATGACAACGATGAAGACAATCCGTACATACAAGCATTTTGGAAATGGTGGGAAAGCGGCCTAGCAGATAGTTTAGAAGAACTACGTGTTACAGGTGGCGAACCTTTAATGAGTGGAAATACTTGGAAATTGTTTGATTGGTTTAATGCACAAGATACTAATATGCGTTTTGCTATTAACAGTAATCTAATTGCTAAAGATAGCATTATTGATAAGTTAATTGATAAGACAAAGGGTATGAAGCACTTTGATTTATATACAAGTTGCGAAGCAGTTGGTGAACAAGCAGAATATATACGTGATGGTTTAGATTACGACATGTGGCTAAGAAATACTAAAAGGTTACTTACTGAAGGTAACTGTAACAATATTAATATTATGATGACTATTAATAGCTTGTCGTTGTTTAGTATTACAGAATTTTTAGACGAAGTGTATAAACTAAAAGAACTTACACAAAGTAGAACACCAACAGTTAGTGTAAACTTATTGCGCTTTCCTAGTTTCCAAAGTCCGTTAGCATTACCTAATCATATCAAAGACTATTGCCATAACAAACTAAACACTTGGTGGCAAGAACGTAAAGACGACATTGGCTGGCACGAATTTGAAAAGGCAAGTATTGAACGTTTGATAGATTACTTAGTAACTGTAGATGCTCCGCATAGACGTACAAGTAATCCTACTACATTATGGCGTGACTTTAAAACATTCTATCAACAGTATGATGTACGCAGAAACAAAAGTATATATGTGTTTCCTAAAATATTAACAGATTGGATTGAAAGTATTCCTAGTACTGATATTGAAGTACAAGCACTTGCAGAAAAAGAAGGTTGGATATTAAAACCTGACAATAAAAATATAGACGAGCCTTTAGCAAAGTATGATTAATTTGTACTACGATACATTAGGTGACGACACCGTACCTATTCCTAACGGAACAAAACTTTGGGAGTATGGTGTAAACACTAAACGTATTCCTAAAGCAGTTGATGCACATTTAATAGTACATGAGTATACATACTTTTTTAATTGTATAAAAGCATTAGGATCTCCGTTTCAGTTATTCACTGGCAAGGAAGATTGTAATAATTTATTCTATCCTTTAGAATTAAATCCTCAACATGCATTAAAAGAAGATGAAGATATATTAGATTATATTCCAACCAAATCTATTAAACGTATTAGTAAAGGCAAAATGAAGATGTTATTGCTTATGCCTTCTATTAGTAGCGATTATAGATATGTTTGGAAGTTGCGTAAAAAAATAGATAATCTTACCGGTTCAGGTATTCCACGTGAACAAATATATGTTGTGCTAGGAGATATAAATCAAACATACAGAAACTTACTAAACACAAAGAATGTATTTGGTATAGACTGGAATCAAATTTATATGCAAATTGCACTAAAGGCAAGATATGCAATGGAAGATTTTAGATGGGTATTTAATAATGCTTTTGCCGCGTGGCCAGGTAAAGAAAAACTAAAAGCTGAACAATTTGATATAGATAACTGGAACCCTAAAAGATTGTATTCTGCGTTTACTGGCAAAGCAACGTTACATAATACGTGTTTTGTATCTGATTTAAAATATCACGGATTAGATAACTTAGGAAAATACAGTTATAATATTGGATATGAAAATGTTAATCATAACTATAAAGATTTTAGAATAACTGATAGATCTAAAGGCGAAGAGTTTATTGAAACTAAGAAACATTTTGTTAAAAATCTCTCTAAGAAAACAATTATTATGGATATGACATTTGATCAAAAGCGGCACAACGGAAATGATCAATATATTAATAAGTCAATATACGAAGACAGCCTTATTAATATTGTAAGTGATAATTGGATGCCAATGATGGATGAAAATTATTTAGACGAAACTAATGTACTTGCACCAGGAAAATTTATATGGTTGCAAATAGCCAAAGCTCACCCCTTTATGGTGCTAGGGTGCTTAAATACAATTAACTATATTACAAATCAAGGATATTTTTCTAATAACTTTTTAGTTAATGAAGATTATGATAGAGTGTCTAGTATTACAAAGACATCAGAAATGATTTGTAATAATTTAAAAATATTAAACGAGCTTACAGACAGCGAAATTAGAGATAAAATGGAATTTATAAAACCTTACTTAAAAAAGAATAAAGAAAAGTTTTTTGAAAGACCTAATAAGCGAAAGTTTAATTTACTATTTGAAGAGATGAAATATGAGTAATGATCTAAAAAACAGTCCTAACTTTTGTGTAGCACCTTGGATGCACTTACATGTTATTAACGATGGTAGGTCATTTGCATGTTGTCAAACACCATTGCGTGATGAAAATAGTTTTGGTAATGTAAAAACACAAACACTAGACGAAGTTATGAATAGTGATCTTGCTAAGAAAATGCGTAAAGATATGCTAGACGGAAAACCGTTACCTAGTGCATGTGAGCGTTGTGTAAATAAACAAGCCAATAATATGAATACTATGCGTACTGGATTAAATTCTAAATGGTATGATAGAACTAAAGATGTTATTGCTACAACAGCAGACGATGGTACACTTCCTAAGCCTAAATTAAAATACTGGGATTTTAGATTTAGCAACTATTGTAACCTAGCATGTACAACTTGTTCACCTTTGTTTAGTACACAGTGGGCAAACGACTTTCAAAAATTACATCCAGGTGCAGACAAATATAGTGAAACTAAACTTATTGACCTAACTGAAGCAAATGTATTTTGGGACGATATTGAAAACAATATTGACTCAATGGAAGAAATACACTTTGCTGGCGGCGAACCATTAATCATGCCTGAGCATTTACGCATACTTAAACTTCTTGATGCACAAGAAAAGTTTGATGTTGAATTGCGTTATAGTACTAATGGTACAACACTTGGTCAAAAAAAGTATGACTATTTAGAATGGTGGAAGAAATTTAAATATGTACACCTTAGTCTTAGCATTGATGGCGCAGGCGATGCGTTTGAACACATTAGATATAAAGGCAAATGGGACGTTACACTTGCAAACCTTAAAAAGATTAGAGCAAGCGGAGCCGCAGATTATTGGTTCCATCCAACTGTCAGTGTACTAAACATTTTCCGACTAACTGAGCTACATGAAGTATTACATAAAAATGATCTAATGCCGCTGGAAGCAATTCATCCACAGCGTGGGTTTCATATGGAAAATTACTGGGTTGATAGATTTCATATCAATCCATTGTTTACGCCAAACTATTACAGCATTACAGTTATGCCAGAATTATTAAAAGAGCAAGCCGCTGATAAGATTACAAAGTATGGCAAGAAATTAGAAGCTGATACAGGTATACCGTTTAGTGGTTGGCAAGCAGTTATTGACTTTATGTACCAAGAAGACAAGAGTATGTTATGGAATCAATTTAAATGGAAAAGCAAACAAATTGATGATGTAAGAGGCACTAATGTATATGCTATAAACCCTGAGTTCAAAGATGCTTAGAGGTAATGCGTTTCTTCCTTATCTTATGAGCTCGCCGGCTAATGTAAAGTCGCTCGAGTACCTAAGAACATTTGGTGTAGGCGAAGTGCTTACTAAATCAGTTAAAAATTTAAAAACAAAACTACCGTTCGTTAAACCAAAAGCATATGAAACGTTAGCTATTAATCAAGCAGAACAAGATATACTAGATCCTAATACTGATTGGAAATATTACATTAACAAGTATGGATTTAGAAATGAATGGGACTTAGACTCTAAAAAAGAAAAAATAGGATTCTTTGGATGTAGTTTTACATTTGGTGAAGGTATTCACAATGACGATACGTTTGTTAACATTGTTAGCAACACACTACATATGAGTCCTATAAATTTAGGAGTTGGTGGATCAGGATTAGAAAGAACTACTAGAACTTTTGCCGCGGCCACTAAAGTAATAGACTTTGATTATGCAGTTGTAACATTGCCTGCATGGTTCCGTCAACTACATGTAACTAAAGAAGGAAAGTTAATTAATATTATTCCTTATTATCCTCATAATGATTTTGAAAAGTTAAATGAAATATATTCATCATTTGATGAAGACTTTTTTGTTAATCAAGCAATAACATATATTAATTGGATAGGAGATATTGCAACAGCAAATAATATAAAGTTAATTTTATGCTCCTGGGATCATCCATTAAATGAATTATGTCAATTAATTTATCCAGATATTACTATAGATCCTTTTCCTAATATTGATGACAAGTGTGCAAGAGATAAAATGCACCCTGGTCCAAAGTCTCAAGCGGCACACGCAGAGCAAATTATAAAGGCATTTGATGATAGAGCTTGGGTTTAGAAACATTAAAGATGAAGTGAAATATATTCATATCAAACCACACGATACTGAGTTAGCAAACGTATGGCTAACACAATTTGATAGATTACTTGAAACCCATCAAAAAAAGATATTCCAAAAAAATTTTAGTCTATTAGGATTGCACAATAACTACAGAACATTAGAACACATCTGTGATGATTTAGATAGAAGTATTGCAACTATAAACTACTATTCAGACTATAAAATTGAAGATAACTTTGGTGCATTACGTTATGGATACAATCAAATATTATTAAACGTGCTACATCATCATTTTGAAACAGCACAAGGCCAACTATGGAACCCTAGTAGTGTATTAGCAAATGCTAACGGAAAAACTAGATTAGCAATTTGTTATCTAAACCATTGCTGTCACGAACTTGAAGCATGGTACGAAACAACAGATATAGAAGCAGACGGATATCGCAATGGTTACTTTTACTATAATCTGCTAGGCATACAAGAACGCATCGAATTAGATCCAAAGTTTAAAAAGTATTTTACTAAAGACGTTGAAGACGGTATGGTATATTTGCATTACGCACAAACAGGTAAAACTTGGTACGAAGCATACCTTGACAATGATGATGTAGTTACAGCAGATGGTATTTCTGAACATCGTGTAATTAGCGGTGAATTTAATTTTTACTTTGGCACAGGATATGAACTACCATCAGACGATAAGTTTACAAGTTGGTTAGAGTCAAAAGGTGTTGATCCTAAGGATGAACAACTAGCACTAGGATATGCACCAGTTGGTAAAATACAAAACTTACCTGATTTAGAAGCACAAGAATTTTTTAAAGAGTACACAGACTTTTATAGTATTGAGTATAACAACAAAAGAATAGAATATGACTTTAGACACAACGATGAAAATTATATTAATCTACTTACAGAGATTTGGGATAAGTGGGGACAATGAGTAACGTACCTAATTTAGAAAGAGCTGTAGTAGAAGTATTTGGCGGCTGTAATTACAAATGTCAAATGTGTCCACAAACTACCGGACGTGGCAAAGACTGGACACGTAAGATGCCATTTGATATGTTTGAAGATATATTAGATCAGTTGCCAGGTAAGCCTGTGATTAACTTAGAAGGTTCAGGTGAACCAACAATGGCAAAGGATTTACCACGTTACATTGAAGCATGTACTAAGCGTGGCTTGCCTAGTTTTATGTACAGCAACGGAAGTTTCTTTAGCGGACACTTTATGCAGGACTGTATTGATGCAG